ACGATACCCTTACGAATGGGTCCAAACTGAGATGAAGCGGCATTGGCTTTACTAAAACGCTTCTCTGATAGCTGAACTACGTTCCACTGAGAGTCATTAGGGTTCATATAAGAATTATGCCTTAGAAGATGTTTCTTTAAACTCTAAATAGGCAACAAGAAATAACCTGAACAAATCAGGCCTGCCTCTATGCTCAAAGTGCTCTTTCCAGAAGAATAGTGGATGGTCCTTACGAGCTACCATGCCGTTGTTTATCTCCGCCCACGCAAGCTTTCCAGCTAGGCCGACCTCCCCGCTCATTTCACGTTGTGCTAATAACCATTGTGTAAACATTGGGCAATAGTAGGGCATGCAAGAGAATTAATCAGGTATTAAAACCCTCTGTCGTGACATTCGTGTACAAGCTCCCAGGCAGGGCGTCCTTTAGAGAAGTTAGCAGCTAACTCTGGCTTTAGGCCCTCTACCAGCACTTGATGTACTCCAAGCCGTTTAATGCGTTTCTTCAGCACCGCAAACTCTTTGTTCTCTTCAGCAATCATAGTCATGTAGTAGATACCAAATACCACAGCTGTCTCTTCAGGATTAGGGTACTTCTTAGAAATATCTTCAATCCAATCAAATACTTCATCACTTACATCTGCAGTAGTTTTATCGTATAACCCGCAAAAATCTTCGTAAGCCGCTTTTCCTACATATTGCTGATACACCCGTAATTTTATGAAGTACCACTTATCAGTAGGCCACTCTGGAAAGTTAGGATACTTAACATAAACTGCCCACTCATCGAACTTGCCTTGAGTAAACGCAAGATAACCTTTCGAGTACTTACGCATAATTCTTTTATTGTCCACCGCGGAAGAGTATCACTTAGGCTACTGCCTAGCTTTTCACATGTCACCTATATTTTTGCCCTGGCGGCCCACGAGGTCGGGCGTGTCGTTAATGGTGGGGGGGTCGAACAGATGTTCGAGAGGACAGCGATTATAACGATTTGGTAACAAGTCTGCTTTAGCCTCTCGCCTATGGCATTGTTCTCTTATCGGGACAGACACCCGATAGATTGGGAAGGTGCCTCATGGACACAGAGTCCAACACCTGCTCAGAGTTAAGAGAGGTCACCGAAAGAGCCTCTCGCTTCTCAGAGCAAATCACACAGCATAGAGTCATGGTGGCTCAGTTGCGTGAATACATCGTCGATAACTTCGACGACCTCGGCGAACATGCCGAGCCTATCGCTGAAATCTTCAGCATTGACCTCGTTAAGCAAGTTGAGGTTAGTGTCAGGGTTTCTTATTCGCTCACTGTTACAGTTCCCCTGAACTGGACAGAGGACGACATCTCGAATAACCTTCGATACCCTGAAGGCTTCGAGTCTGATGATGATGCAATGTGCATTGAGTCAGAGTCTGCAGACATAGACCGAGTTTCGGTCTACTAACAACTTAATAGCATTACTCCTGAGCATGAGGTAAAAAGGCTCACTTACCCACTAGATTGGATTGGAGGTAAGAACATGACTCTTGTAAGAGATGTCGTGAAGGTTACAATCACCGAGTTAAAGTTTAACAAGGTCGAACCTGTAACTGAAGCAGACTGGCAGATAGTTAATAACTACTTGCTAGAACAATGTAAGTAGTCCGTCACTCCTGAGCACGAGTTAAAAAGGCTCACCTAACTACTAGAACGATTGGAGAAACAAATGGCAAGAGCCGACTACACAGATATAACTCTGTGGGCTTGCAAAGCCGAGGAGTCAATAGACATCTCGGTTCGTCCCCGTGAAACAGACAACGAGGTAATCGTTGAAATCTGTGGAATAGCAATGTGGCTTAACTTCAAACAAGCCAAAGAACTATCCGAGAAGTTGGATAGCGCAGTAACTACACTAGACGAAGGTCGTCTAGCAAACCTACGCCAAGCGCACGAGGAATACGAGCGCTTAATACAACAGTAACAAAGTGGGGGGCGGGAAATACTCGCCCCCTTCTCTACTAGATTGGAGTAATGCAATGATGTTTTACAATGGATTTAATCTGATGATAGACATAATCCTTGCTTGCATAGTAGGCTTCACCTTCTATCGAATTGGACGACGAGAAGGATTTATTGAAGGCTACGGCGCAGGTGAACAAGATATAAATGATTGGTATACAAGTCAGCTTGAGCCACCTCTTGATGACATGGACGATTATCAAACTTGGAACGAGGCACAGAAGAGCACGCCTCCGTTCTAAACAGATGTTGGTCGCACTCTCTGCTTGAGTTTCCAATCCTCGCAGAGAGGGCGGCCAACCCAAACATTCAGCCAATCAGCCGCCTATCGCTATTGCTTCTGCGGCTGATTGGCTGAATGTTTGGGTTGGGGGCTTTATAACGATTGCATAACAAGTCTGCATTACTAGGAGAGATGCCCTAATGTTCTACCTATCAGCAAGTCGCTGGTGTTTGTGCTAATAGAAGGTGAGAGATACATGGCACATGAGTTAGAGATAGGTGAGGACGGCACAGTTGCGTTCGCACTTAGAGGAGAGCCCGCATGGCATGGCCTTGCTAACGCTCTATTCGACAAAGATGAGAATGTAACCACTGAGGTTATGCTCAAGTCTGCTAAGTTAAACGATTGGAATGTCAATCTTGAGTTAATCGAGAAGGACAAATACAACTTCGTTTCTGAGTCATACATGGTGACTCGGACTAATCCATTCGGACAGGGCACTGATGTTCTATCAGTGGTCGGTGACCGATACAAAGTCGTGCAGAATGAGGAGTTATTCGCATTCGGTGACGGCATACTAGACGGCGGTGCCTCATGGGAATCCGCTGGCTCAATTAAAAACGGTAGAGTCGTATTCGGCTCATTGGTAGTGCCTAGAGAATTCATCCTAGATGAGCAGGGCGCTAACGATAAGACAACAACTTATCTACTCGTTCACACTTCGCATGACGGCTCAACAGCAGTTCAAGCGAACATCACACCAGTTAGAGTTGTTTGCCAAAACACTCTTAACATGGCATTGAATGGTTCTAAGCAATCATTCAAGATTCGTCACACAAGCACAGTCGACGGTCGTATCGCTGCAGCCCGAGAGGCTCTCGGTTTGACATTCGCACACATGGATTCATTCGAGACCATGGCTCGTGAGTTATTCGAATCAACAATAACTAACGTTCAATTCAACAAGATTGTTGAGACACTTTATCCAAAGCCTGATGATACAGCCAACAAGGTTGCTCTCACTCGCTACGATAACAAGGTTGGTCTAATCCAGGACCTATATCTGCAATCTCCAACTAATGCCAACATCAAAGGCACAGCATGGGGAGCGCTAAACGCTCTCACCGAGCGCCTAGATTACTATCGTGCAAAGCGTGGAAGCAATGAGTCATTAATCGCAGGAGCAAGTGGGTTTGACCCAGTTGTAAATGCGGAGAAGGCTCGCATCCTCTCAGTAGTGCGAGAAGCAGTCTCGGCATAACACAAAGCCCCTCAAGCCTACAAAGCTTGGGGGGCTTTTTGTTTGGGTTGGCTACTATGGCTATGGCTGTGAACGCTAGTGAACACGCCAGCCATAGCCATAGTAGCCAACCCAAACATTTATAACGATTAGATAACAAGTCTGCTTTACATCTATAAGCGTGAGAGAGTTCTCTTATTAGCAGATGGTCTGCTAATGGGAAGGTGAGAGATGAACACAACAACCCAACTAACTTGGAGAGATGGAGTGGAAGCAATAGACACTCTAGTATCTGCCGAGTTAGACAAGCAAGAGTATCCGCAGGAAGCGGTTGCTAATGCCGTAGTCGCTATGACTACTAACTTACAGCACCGAGATTACTTCTTAGGTCTAGCCAAGTGCGACAACCTAGAGGTTATGACCTCAGTAGCCGTAAATGTAATCAACCAAGTTGATAATGAAATGGATAAAGTGCCGTTCTATGCGTGCCTATCTGCTTTCTATTATGAACTTGGCGCAGATGAAAGTGCTAAGGAAGCGTTGGCTTTCGCACTACAAATCAACTCTCAATACAGTTTAGCAAAACTGCTAGACCGAGTTATTGAGGCTGGCTGGACAAACTCAGCGATGGGAACTATGCGTAAGGAACTACACCCAAAGGTCGTTGAGGGATTGGAACAAAATGCTGATACACCTATTACGGAAGGTGGCAACTAATGACCGCTAGAGTAAAAGTAGATAAGGCTATGCTTATCAAGGCTCTACAAGATAGATTAGCGTTGGGCGAAAAGGCTAACGCTATTCAGGAAAAGAACAACGCTAAGTATGAGGCTGAGAAAAAGGCTTGGTCAGAAAAGTTGGCTTCTTTAGCCAAGTCTGGCAAGTTGGACTTTGAGGATGTAAATGTATCTACTTGGAGAAACACCATAGAAATCAAATACACCTACAAAGAAACAACAGCCTTGCCTAAAGAACCTGAAAGAGCAGATAGCCCTGAAGGAACATTACCAAATCATCAAGCAGAGGAAATCAACAACACGATAAAACTGCTTAATATGACTACTGACCCGTTCGTTGGTGCGTCATTGTATAAAGATGTAGTGCGCTACATCTAACAAATACGATAGCCCACTTCGCAAATAGCGGAGTGGGCTATTTTTGTATTACCAAAATGCTATTTTGTTTGGGTCGGTAAGCATAGGTAGGGAGGTCTGGAACAGCTCCGAACTACCTATGCTTACCGACCCAAACATAATCGTTATCAAATCGTTACCAAATAAAAGCGATACGGCGTGGACAAAGAGAAACAAATAGTATTCAATGAGCGCATGGAGAGAGAGAGTGACACTCACGCCATAACAACTACTAGGGAAGGAAAGAGATAATGCCAAACTGGGTTGAGAACAGGCTTGTCATAACAGGCAACCAAGACAGTCTTGACAGGTTGAGGGAGTTAGTAGGACAGTCCTACACTACCTATAGCCAAGATTGGAATACCAACGAGGTATCGCAAGGAGAACATAAGGGCGTGTTCCAACTGTGGAACATTGTAAGCCCAACAGACTTAGCAAGTTACTTTGGCTTCAAGTCAGACGAGAAGTTTGCTGAGGAAAAACGCCAGCGTGAGGAAGCGAGCGCAAACATTGAACCAACGCAGGTTGGTGAAGTTATCCAAGTCATAAAGGAAGCCTTAGAAAAGAAGGTTACATTTGACATGCAAGAAAGTATGGCTCAGTTCTATCAAGACATACAGACTGGACAAGATTGGTATCACTGGAACATTCGGGAGTGGGGAACGAAGTGGGAGATTAGTCAGTCCACCTATACAGCCACACCTAACAAACTTATGTATTCTTACGCAACCGCATGGTCGCCACCTGTAGAGGCTATAAACAAACTTGCCGAGCTTTTTCCTGACCTGAACTTTACAAGTAGGTTCTTGGACGAAGGCGACAATTTTGCAGGAGAAATCCATTGGGAAGAAGGCGCACAAGTATTTGACACAGACTTGGAGATTAACCACGGTCTGAAAATGGAGATGTATGACTACTGCTACGCTTGCGACAGTGACAACATGGACGATACGGATTATGACGACCTTCGTAACGATTATGGCTGTGCTGAGTGGGGCAAACTTATCAAGATACCTACGACTGTAGAGGGGGCTGAGTAATGCCTTTCTACCAAGTTTGGGCTACTGTCCACCACGAAGCCACCTGTGTTATTGAAGCAAATGACCACGACCATGCCGTTGCGATTGCTACGGCGCTTAGCGGTATTGACTATGACAACCTTGGCTATACAAATGGAGCAGAAACAAGCGTAGATGAGATAGTTCCAACAGAGGAGAAGCCGTCCTCAACCTTCTACGACATTATGGAAAGCCTTTCATCAGAACCACACAGAATTGTCGAGCCTTTGCAAGACACATAGTTCTCCCTTCCCAAGTCGAGAGCAAACCTGCCCTGAGTCCCCTGACTCGGGGCAGTTTTGTTTGGGTTGGGCTTAATGGCTATGGCTGGAACGGCTTGTTTTGCTAAAAACCAGCCATAGCCATTAAGCCCAACCCAAACAAGCCTGTCAAGCCTCTATAACGATTTCATAACGAATCGGGAGAATCTATTGACAAGCAGAGGCTCGTTGTGCTACCGCTTTCTCAAAGAGAGAGAGAGCACAACAGGACTGTCAAGCTTGACCAAGCAAGAGAGAGAGCGAGCGCAGAGAGAGTGCGCCCCTTGTTACCTCTATGGATTAAACAGGAACATAACCCAATGGCGAGCGCATGGCTCAGCCAGCCCGACAAGCCTGCCTAGCCTGCGCCCTGCGCTCGCCAATGCGCTCGTTGGGCTACTGCCTACCAAACTTGTCGAGCCGTATTTATACGACCAGACCTACGGCTTCCCTGCCAGATAGGTAGTTACTACCCAGTAGCCAGCCTGCTCAGGAAATACGATTACTCTCTCTCTTATTATTACTATGAGGATTAAACAGGGAATTAAATAGGGGGATTGCTCACGACCGCCAAGCCCTGCTTATGACCACGCATGGTGAAACTCCACCACCGCCACCGCCACCAAAGGTGATGAGGTGACGACCCAGTTCGCACAACAGTTCGGTCACTTAAAAGCAGGAAACCGTTACTTAATCGTTATCAAATAAGGTATTACCTAATTCGCTATTTAATTGGCTATCCACTACCCTCAGACCACAAGGCAGTCACCCGATTGCCTACCCACACGAAAAGGAAACCCACTCCTAATGATTGCTCTATTAGTAGAAACAGAAACAAATGAGGGCAAGGCGCAAAGCCTTATCGCTCCTCTCAAAAATGAGGTGGTGTGTTATCACCGCCTCTCAAACGGAAGCCGTGGTCGTGGTCAAGCTTGGAAACAGACTTGCTTAGATGAACTACCACTAGACATGGTGACTTACATGCCAGTCGCCGTGCCACTTACTTACAAGGACATTGAGGGCTTGGCAGTCGGTCAGATTACAACCCTTGCCGTCAAAGCCATGACCGCCTTAGAACAAACCAGTCCTGTCGAGCCTGTGGACACACACCGAGCCGTAGTCGCTGACCTAACCCTTCGACTAATCGCAGGTGACATGACACTTAACTCCTATGTCAAAGACGGTCGCCGTAACAGTCCTGTAGTGCTAACTCCACTAACCAAACCTGTCGAGCCTGTTAGGGAAGTAAGCGCAGAGGCACATAAACAGCAGGAAGCACCAGTATTGGTTGGAGCAAGCCCAGTAATTATGGAACTAGCAACTATTCCAACATTAGATTGGTCTAAGAAATACATAAACAGAAAAATAAATGGGCTTATCGAATACGCTATTTATGACAACGCCATGACCAACAACGAGAACATACTAATCATGGGTCACGCAGGTAGCGGAAAAACTATGTCAGTCTTGGGATACGCAAGCACTCGTGGCTACCGCTATTACAATGTCTCTAGTCATATTGGCTTAGAGCCAACCCAGTTATTCGGTTCATGGATACCAACCCCTGACGGACACTTCCGTTGGCAAGACGGTCCTGTAACAGACTTGGTAAGAAACGGTGGAGTGCTACTTCTCAACGAAGTGAACTTCATGCCTGAGCGTGTCACCACAATTCTGTTCGGCTTACTTGACGACCGCCGTGAAATACAAATTATGGAAAACGGTGGTGAAGTTATCAAGGCTCACAAAGACCTCTTGATTATCGCTGACATGAATCCAAACTACAGAGGAACTCGACCAATGAATCAAGCTTGGGTAGATAGATTTCACCATAAGTTAGATTTCCCATACGACCACTCTATCGAAAGCAAACTAATCAAGAACAAAGCGTTGCTAGAAATGGCTACCAAACTCAGGGAGTTATCTAACAAGGGCGACCTTGATACTCCTATCTCAACTCGTGGTCTAGCCAACTTTATTAAGAACGCTACCAACCTAAACTTGGACTACGCCGTTTCCTCTTATGTAAATGGCTTCCTTGATGAGGAGCGAGAAGCAGTCAAACTTGTATTAGATACATACAAGCCGAACATTGGTGTAGAACTTGGCATTACTGTTGAGGTAGCACCAACTCAGGTAGATGAGGTGGCAATAAATGGCTAAAAGAACATTACGAGAACTCACCGCTCAACTATCTTGGCAAGAAGTAGATACGGAGTGGAACGCATGGTTGCGTGAGAATAACCCAACTTATCGTGAGAAAAATTATCAAGAACTTGATGAACTTGCTAAGTCCTCAGGTGTTGACATAGCAACCTTGCGTGAACAGAACCATGAGGAGTATCAAGCCCTTCGTGAGGAGTTCCAAGAAACCCTCAAAGAAATTGCTGAGGACAAGCAACAGAAACTAACTGTCAAGAATAACTTGTTAGATAGTTACTGCGCCGTGTATCAGAAAGCCGACCGTATCTTGACAGGTGGCTTGGACATTGAGGTTCGCATTGGAACACCAGCAGACGGAGTGGAAGCCCCTGCTTGGAATGACGGTAAAGTTATTTCTTTTAACGAAAGTATTATTAACGGCGTTGATGAAAATACTTTAATAGGATTACATGGGCTTAACTTCCATGAAGTCGCTCATCTCCTCTATTCACCCCGCATTGGTTCAGACTTAGGTGCGTGGGTCAAAGAAAACAATTATCAAACCAGTTTTAACATACTAGAGGACAACCGTGCCGAAACCTTCTTGGTAACTAAATACCCTGCTACTAGAAACTTCTTGTTAGCAACTCTTGGGGAATACATTATTAGGAATAGTGGTGAACGACTTGGCGATAGTTTTATCTTGTTAGCGGGTCGTAAGTATTTCTCATACGATTGTCGAACCAGTATTGGCAAGCTTTATGCTGAGAAGCACGGACTAGAGCAAGCAAAGAAAGTCTATTACTTAATAAATAAATACCGCACTCTAGTATTTCCTCGTGACTACGCTATTGCCAAAGAAATAATTACAGAGTTCAGTCCATTAGTTCCTGAGGGAACAGATACACCAAACGGTTGTGGCTCTCGCAGTCCACTAAAGAACGGTCGCCCTCAAACAGGCAAGGAGCAGGAAGCACTAAACATAAGCGACCCTGAAACCGACCCCAACCTAAACCCTGAGGACAAGAACCACTCACACGGACACGGTGGCAACGATGAAACAGACTTGCCTAAAGCAGAGCAAGCGGAACGCCAGCAAGACGCATTGGATAGATTGACTGATGAGGTCAACCGTGCCAAGAATAATAGTGATGTAATAAATAAAATTAAGGAAACACAAAAGTCAATTAGTAAATCAAATGCTAATAAGACAATTCTTACAAAGCAGAACGCTCCCCTCAAAAGTCCTACGGGCGGAGATGTAGCAACGGTCAGAGCGTTCGCAACAGAACTAGAACGCTTACGCATTGAGGCAGACCCAGCATGGGGATTGGAGAAGCCAAGTGGTCGCCTTAACAAGAAGCGAGCCATGAACGCAAACATAAATGACATAAACAAACTGTTCGACCGTTGGGAGCAGGGCAACGACAACCACGAGATTGAGGCAGTCTTGTTAGTAGATAAGTCAGGCTCTATGTATCGTGACATTGACGCAGTATCCCGAGCAGGTTGGGTGATTAAGCGAGCCATTGAGAAAATACAAGGTCGTGTAACTATCTTGTCATACAACCACAATTCCAAAGTTCTCTATGACGGTGATGAGAAAGCCAAGTCTGATTACAAGTCACTCGACTGTAGTGGTGGAACTAATCCTCACTTCGCATTGGTAGAAACCGAAAGAATTATGAAGGCAAGTATCAAGCCTACCAAGCTTGTTATTATGCTTACTGACGGTGGCTTCTATGAAGGTGATGAAATAATCCAACGCCTTAACGACATGGGAACAACTACTGTAATGGTATTTCTTGGTGAGCCATACATGCCGATAGAGCAACTCTCTCATGGAGCGCAGGTATTCAGGGCGATTGCTGACCCTAGAGGGCTTGTCAAAGTCGCCAAAGACATTGTGCGGAAACGCTTGCGTTCCTCTCGCTGATAGGCAATAATCGCCCCTAACACAAAAGTTAGGGGGGGTTATGCCCGATACTGTTTATTGTGACGGTTGCTATCAAACCGTCATTACCACTAATAAAGGAAACTGTCCAACCTGTTTAACAGACTTCTTTCTTTATGATTCTGTTGATGAAATAAAAAGCAACCACGAATTGTGGGAATACGAACTACACTCAGACCGAGATAACTAAGGAGCAACCATGCCAAAATACAAAGTAACACTAGAAGCACTAATAACGGCACAAGATAAAGACCAAGCGACCAACGCTCTGCTAAATGGTGATGAAGAACTTGTTGACGCCGTGTGGGTAATCAGCACAGAGGAAATTACTACTTTAACATTAGAAAGCGAATAACCCTGCCTACCCAAACTTTGATGGCGGCCAAAGCCCTGGAGCTATCGAAAAGCAGGGGAGTAGTAACTGTAATAAACAAATACATAAATAGAGAGAGGAAATAGCAAAATGACAACTGAACATTTCTTTGTAGTTCGTTACACGGAAGGTGAGGGGTGGTCTTGGGATACGGACACAGAGAGCGCAAACTTCCCTGACGGCACAATTTACTATCCCGAACTAAACAAATGGGAAAAATCAGGTAGCATTTTTAACTCTGACGAACTAACATACGAGAGAGATGAAACCGCTAGTCAGCAACTAGGGCAGGCAATACGGATAATGAACGGAACAAACTAATGGACAAAAAATACAGGTTCGAAGTGGAGTTCAGCCACGGCGGGACACCAACGTCAGAACAATTCAGGACTATGCTCGAACATCTGATAGCATGGTATACAGTCGGCTCGTCTGACGTGAGAGTAACGACTATTCCTTTCACTAAACAAACGGTGAGAGAGTTAGACGGAGTAAGCTAAACTAAACAAGACCTCTTGTAAAGGAGAGATAAATGGTAGACAAATCACATTACTACTTTACGGTTTCAAAGAACATGGAAAAGAGCGGTGCATGGCTTTCCGAGTTCGTAGCAAAAGACCGTGAAGGCAAGATTACAAAACAAGGTTGTAGCGCATGGACAACAAGTGCTAAGGCAAAGAAGTGGTGCGCTGAACAAATTGGGAGAGGAAGGTTGACTTGGGAGATTACGGCGTCAAACCCTGAAAACCAAAAGCCAGTAAGCATGAGAAACCATACTGAGGTGCGTGCATAATGCCAACAGAGATAATCCCAAATCCTGATTGGGGCAGACCCTCACCTAGTATTGAAGATGACGATGTCTATGAGTTCGAAGAAGAAGATGATGACTTTGATGAGGACGAATAGTGAGAGAGTTATTTAATATTTTAATGATGTATCAAGAATCTTTGATAGCCCTTCTCTTATCATTAACAGCTTTATTATTTAATTAAACTAACAAATAAGCCCCGCAGTTTAAGGACTACCGAGAGTAGCCAACTGCGGGGCTTTTTGTTTTTTAAAAAGAGGTGGGGCCCTAGCTACCCACTAACTAGGGCCCCTTTGGAGAGAGAGGTAATTGCGGTATTACCCTATCACACTATTTGTCAATTACTGAATTAGCGACTCTATCTCGCATAAGCTTAAGTGAAGCAATTTTATCTGGTCTAAACCCAGACCAATGGACATTTCCACTTACCACTACTGGAGTGTATGAATACCCAAGAGACTTAACAAGTTCGTAGGCGTTCTCATCAGTACTCACGTCAACGGTAGAGTACGGAATACTATCCCTGTCAAGATACTTTTTAGTAGCGTCACAAGCAGGGCAATCTGGTTTTGTGTAAACAGTTACAGTCATCATTTATTCTCCTTCTTAATAAAGCTTATCTCACAAGCGTCTGTTGTGCAATAAGCCTCTCCAATTGCATCGGCGGCCAGGCCAGCATAGACGCCAGCAAAATCAATTGGCATTAACTTAAATACATACTCCTCATAATCCTGTTTTGTTATTTGAGTATAAGGCATTTGTGGGTAAATAGTATTTCCCATAGGAAGGAAGGAGACTGTCTTCAGCTGGCCATCAAACATGTGCAGCACAGTTCCTACATGCTCTCCCTCGGTCTCTTGATTGAACGAAACTGTAACTGAAACTGAGTTATCGCTCCAATGGCGTTGAGCCATAGAAGCCAACGACATCTTCTCAAAGATAGTTACATCTTTCTCAGACCTTTTAGCCATAGACTCTACTGGGAAGAACACAACAGAAGTAGTGTTGGGAGATTCACTTGCTGGCTCAACAGTATAGTTAGCCATAGTGAATAGGGGAAGCATTGGGTCTTCATTACTAAACCTGATTGCTCTTAAGAAGTATTGACCGCCTGGAGTCCAATGAACTCCTGGAGATTCTCCAGCCAAGATTGACACAGTTCCCGAAGGCTTTACTGTTGTCATTTTAATTGATTCACGGATACCAAGCCACTCTGAGTAAAGCTTGTCATACCCTTGAATAACTGAATAGCCTGTGTCCATCCATTCACGAAGGACAGGTACACCTTTTCTGTCAGCAAAGTTAGCGATACCAGAGATAGAAGTTCCTATACGACGGTTACGTTGCATGATTGCGTTGGTTTCTTCCCAATGAGTTGGGAGAAGCGTAACAGTCTTGGCGTATAGATAGGCAAACTTAAGAGTTCTCTTAAAATCTTCAAGACTGTCATGTCTATTTAAATACGTTTCTACAAGTGTGCAACACTCAAATGATTCTAAAGACTGTTCAGCACAAGGATTGTAACCAGCGGCTCGCCAGTCTTTATTGTTAGGTGGGTCAATAAGGCGACCATACTTGCGAGTTACGTCCATCCAAATAACTCCAGGCTCTCCGTTTAACCTAATGCCATCAACAATTTTAGACAAGTCATCGCCAACGCCTACCTCTACAGAGTTGTTGGACATCCAAGCCCACCCTGGATTCTTAGGGTCATAGGAGTTACGCTCTGGAAATACCTCAGCGTTCTTAAGATTCAAGAAGTCCTCGTCATCAACCTTACCAAGCAAGAGCTCAGCTGAGCGGCGTACGTTGCCCGACACAACGCAAACTCCTATTAAATTTCCTATATCAGCAATATCAATTCGGGTTAAAGTATTTCCTTCTCTGCTATTAAACAGTTTATTAATAGACTCGTGAAGTCTCTTCAGCGGCCCCGGCCCAGCAGCTGTACCTCCAAATGTTTTAATGGGTTCCCCAGCTAGTCTAATTTGCGAATAATCGAATTTAGGCATTGGTTGTTCAGGTTTTAAATATGAGTTTAGTAATTGGCTTAGTGAATCAACCCAACCTTCTCTGGTATCCGCAATCACTGTCTCGGCATCTGAAGCCAACGGCTTGTAAATAGTAAACTCTTTGTCTGCGCCTTTGCTGTCAAATCCCACTCCAACACCTAGCATGCTGGCTTCCATTAAAAACGCAAATGGTTTTGCTGGGTTTAGTTTAGTCATCTCACTTGTGGACACAAATGCACAGTTCTGCAAAGCTGCACTGTTCTTTTGTTCGTTAACTACTGGTGTGCCCATCATCCACAGACCTCGGCCTGGGGGTGTCCACTTAAAATTAAACAATCGGTCAAAGGCTTCTTTAGCAGAGGCTTGTGCCTTTGAATCGTTCCAAGGAAGTCGGCTAGACTTGCAGTGGTCCTTCTGTAAGGAATACATGCCGTTGACTATGCGCTCGCATACATCAACCCAAGTCTCTTTGGTTCCATCTTCTTTTAATCTAGAATAAGTTCGAAGGAAAGTTACCTCTCCTACCGAGTTACCTGCCGCATCTTTATAACCCCAAGGTACTGGCTTTGCTCGGTATCCGTCTACGAACTCGTTTGCTAGTTTAAAAGAAAGTGCCATATCAATTCCTATTCTCGTATGTGTGTTGTAAATACAAAACCCCTGTGTGTGAGTTAGGGGGAGTGTCTTAGTCTACCTTTTTGGGAAAACTAAAACTGGTTCAGTTGGTTGTGCTTCTTCGTTCTTCTTCGTTTATAGCCATATCTAGAGCTAACCAATAGCCAGCTCCATCAATACGATTATCTTGTTTAGACTTATAAGACTCTCTAGCAAGTTTAACGCCGTCCATACAAAGTGCGACTTGTCTGTAGGTCACTTCGTATCCTAGTATCGCTGACCATATCTTTGCAATACGAGTGAAGTTATCTAAGGGGTGGTCGTACGCATTATTTCTATCTCCAGTAACTAATCTAGTTGCCTCATCTAGTATGTTTTTAGGACTACCCTGTTCCATATTGTTTTGGTCGTTCATAGTTACTACGAGTTCTCCTTGTCTGTGTCCGTAATCTGCTTAATAATCTCGTTAGTTTTGCTTTCGTTTAATCCTTCATTTGGTAATTCTCGAAGAGTTTGAGCCCTGTCTCCGAAGATGGCAGATAGTACTCCACCAGCTCCTTGACGCTCTACAGTCATACGAATAAACTCTCGTGAGTCGTCCAAATCTTTAATAGTTTTTAACATTTTAAAGAATCTGTCCATCTCTTGTCCGACGTTTGGGTCGGGGTATCCGCCGTTCAAATCTTCGCTAAACTTAGCGAAAGCCACTCTTTGGCCCTGCATTTCAAGTAAAGCGTTAATCAAAGACTTCAACTGCTCTTTAGTTTTAACCTCTACTGGTAAGTTAAAAGCACAGGTGTTTTGTGGTTTAAAAGCAGGGCAGTTAGCTGCAACAAAGCACGTATCGCATACACGCAAACTAGTGCTATTGGACCTTAGTGTGGTGACATCTTTAATAACCATGTTGCCGTCATCATCGGGTTCAAGTACTCTCTGAACCTCTACTCCAAGCACGGGTAAAACACCCATTTCTTCTGGTTTACGTTGTTCAAGTTTCCGCATACCAACCCCCCTCGGAGTAACTTCAGCAGGGGGTGTTTCCGCATTTTGTTGGGGTACTAGTTCATCACTCATAGTTACTACGTTCTCTCCTAATCGACGATGCCAATCCTCGTATTGTTGGTAAGACCAAACAGCAAGCTTTGATATTTCTACTGCGTCGTCTGCCAGTATCCTATCGAAATCTAGACCAGCCCGCTCGTATATGGACTTGTATCTAGGGCGTGATTGTTCTTTCATACGCTTAGGATAACGAAGCAGTTTTGTTCCATCCCAAACAATCGTTTCTCCACGCATCATGGGGGATAGCCAAGAAAGGGTGCTAGCGGTCTCTACAGGTACCTGTCGCAGGTTGTCTGGCTTGGCGCTAGCCAAAGCATGGAAAGTAGTTCCGTGTATGGTACTGAGTCGCCTAGTCTTTGCTGACAAACTGGTTTCATTTTCAATTAAATTTCCAGGCAAAGCTACGTTTAAATACCGAACTGCAAGGCTCTCTAAGTCCTCTCCATGCCATACAGGCCAGAACTTTTCCTCTGGCACATCGGACCAACTGGTAACTCGCTGCTCGTCTATGAACAACTGGGTAAGCTGTGGGTGGTCTACCTCAGTAAACCCCTCAATCCTGTCTAAGTTCTCAGCTACAAACGCTTCGTAATCAGCTGCAAAGTCAGCTAACTCAGCTTGAAGGAAATCTCGTTTAAATGGTATTCCAGCATTTAAAAAAAGCCTGACGTTGTCTGGAAAATAATTTTTTAGCTCGTATTTTATCGTTTTAGGCATGCCACGTCTTTGAAGGCCCCAGAAGCTGACTCCCATGCAGCTAGCTCCAGCTGCAGTCAAAATAGTTCTATTGCTAGGAACCTCTGCACCTAAATAAACTATGTTCATATACGTGGGTCCTCGGCAATAAGCTGAACCTGTCTATCTAGCTCGCCTTGAATGTCTTCCCAACTACGTCGTCCTTCACGCCCATCTGGTCTAAACTTGTGACTTAAGTACTTAGGGTGTAGAAATAGAAATACTCTTATTCCGTTTTCTATACATAATTTAGCCAATTCTAAATCAGAGGTAATTACTAAAAATATAGGGCCTTGTGCTTGAAGTTTTTGGACTTTAGCAAAATCTTTTTTATCTGGTTCTACGCTTTCTAAACCAGTATTGTCAATAAAACCATCTAACTCTGTAAACCTGTGTTCTCTACACCATCTAGATGCTTCTTTTTCATCATCTACGCCTAATACAACTTTAGTTCCGTTGTTTAAAGCTCTGTAAACAGAAATACCTTCAAAAATTGGTACTTTAGTATCGGTTCTTAAAACACCGTCCATAAAACATATAATTGACACCGTTTGTGCTCCGAATTCTTTTTCGTTTAACTGCGGTTAATACGTTGTGAAGCTGCCCTACGAATAAGAACGTTAGCGTCTGCTAACTCTGAGCCGTATGTTTTTTCAGAAAAAGTTTTAAAATCCGATTCTTTTAATTCTTTTAACTTTTGTAATCCTTGAACAATACCAGACCGTTTACCAGATTGCCAACGGTAGTTAAACCAATCACCGTATCCTTTTCCAGACTCACTGAATGCGTGTTTTCTTCCAGAGTGTATATCTTCATAAAGACCAACAGCCTGGGTCAACGCGTTCTCTCTTTCTCTTGAGGCGTTTACTCTAGCAGACTCGTTAGAAGATTGTTCTAATTTAGACATTGATGCGCCGTAGCGTTTTAGAATCTCAATCGCCATGTCTTTGTCTCGTTGTGTTTTTTGTTCCCAAGATGGGTCTACTACGAGTTCTTCTGTGGTTGGGGCAACAACCCACGCATCGTCAGTTAGTGAATAGGCAGCATATGGTTTTAAATCCAAAATATTTGGTTGGATGTTCACATAAAAAGTTAACTCGAACACTCCCATGAAATTTGCGGTTTCTGGATAAATCTCTTTTCTGAAACCCTCATTGAACATTTGGGAAATCTCTTTATTGCTAAATCTAGCGTAGTCTTCATTAGACTGACGGAATCCTATGAAGTCCACACCAACAAGGCAATCTAGGTCTGCAGGTTCTCTGTGAGCGGCCCATTGGTATGAAACACCAGAACCCGCTAACCAAACGTGCATCCATGACTCAGAGCCCGTAAAACGGGAGTTCACATGATTAAATAGTATTTGAAGGATAGAATTTCTAACCTTAGGGATTACTTTCCCATTTCTAAACAATCTAGGGTCTAATCCCGCAGAAGGCCTGCTAAAAAACGAGGTCTCCGCAGGTTCTAGCATGTTTAATCGTCCTCGTCTTCGTCTGGGTCATCAAGATGATAACGTTTAGCTCTTGGTTTAAAGTTTATATTATATTTAGTTGTTTCTTCTGGTCTATCTTTATTTATTCCAGAAACAAATCCGCAATCGGTGTGGGCTTCAACAAATCTTGAAGATAACAACCATAACGCAGTTTCATTTTCATTTTGTTCCATTTGCAATGATGCACCACAAGTGCAAATCATTTCTACGAACATGGCGAACCCCCTGTCGTTACAGTTTACAAGATTTTAGATTTGGCGTCTATCCAAAGCATCTCGCACTGAGGCCCCTACGCGCTGGCTATCCTCACCCCCAGTTTGCTTCAAATGTTGGGAAACAGCCCATGCAAGCTCTTGAGTACGTATCGCATCCCCAATCTCTTGACAGCCTTGCTTAATGTCTGTAACTACAGCCTGACGGTCTACAGCCAGAGGGGTAGTCAAATCAGTTACAGCTTTCCACACTCCGCTATCTAGTTTAATTAGTAAGAACGCAGTAACTCCAGAACGTTGAACCATCTCTGTATTATCAGTATTAGGTGTTTCTACTTCTTGTTCTTCTGTCACTTGTATAGTCCCTTCGACTCATGGTGCTTGGTCATATTAAACGATTTAACTGGACAAAAATCGCATAGATATATCTTAGGGCCTGTTGGAGTTGAAGACAACCCCGCATCTGCTCTGTCTTTAGCAGTTCCTGGTTTTAATACTTTCTTTTCTGACTTGTAGTCAGGGCACTGACCCTTAGGCCTATTATGTTGTCCGTAGCAAGCCATAGCGTCTTCTGCAAACTGCATCTTAGTTGCATAAAATTGGGTTCCAAAAGCGTCTAATCCAGACGAACCGCCACCTTGTATCTGTTCGATAACTTGTGGTCTCATTTTCTCAGACATCCAAATGACGGCTGGTACGTTGTATAAAACACCTATATGGTCTGCACCATGGCGCTCTACTGTTATCTCTAAAAGTACGTTACTTGGGTCTTGGTCTGCTGAAGGAAGTTCATCAATCGTTTTACAGGTACGACAAACTAATAGTCTAAAATGGGGTTCTTGTTCAGCTCCACCGTCATTTAAAGTAGACAGGTCTAAAACCATTTGATGCTCCTAATCGTAGAACGTGTAGCCTATCAGATAAGGCTAGTTATTTCGTATTCTTTTTAGGTTTCTTTAAAACTGAGTAATATCCACCAGCGTGGATTCTTAAATCGTTTGGATTAGTCTCACCAAGTTTATCTAACTTAGCTGCGGTTGCTGCTTTGTCGTCCCCAACTGTATGTTTGTACACATCTCGACCTTCAAACTCTGGTCTGTCAGGGATGTTTTGTAGTTTTTTAGGCGCGGCCACGTTTTGTACCCACGTCAGAACGGTCTCCACTCATAACGGTTTCTGGGCGGTCTTTATATGTTGCTCCAGCCTTATCTCCAGAAGCTGTACAAGAAGGGCAGGTTACATCTCCCTTTGAGGATTCCATAGATACAGAACTACCGCAACCTGGGGTTTGACAAGCTAATCTAGTTACACGTCGACTATCAATTACGCCTTTTTGAAGCGCTTTTCCAATTTGTTTACGATGTGCTTCTTTTTCAGGTCCAGTGCTTCTTTCAAAACGATTTTGTGCCTGTTGAACAAATCCGTGCTCACGTTCAGTTAGGTTGCGTAGAGGTCCAGTGTCGTCAGCAGCAGCACGGACTCTTAGATTGTTCTCTACTTTAGAACCCTTTTCTTCTTTTGCAATCATTCGTAAATCTTGTTCAAATACGCTATCAGAAGCTTCTCGCTTTGCGTTTGCAACTTTATTTCCTTTAGCCACTACAGCGCGTACTTCTTGTTCGCTTTGAGTTGGAAGTTCAATTTTTTTAAATTGCGCAGATACTGGCTTCATTATTTTGCTTTCTTTACTACTTTAACTGATGGCATTGGGTCACGATAATCGTTTGCTACGTCTTTACCAGTATTTACCCATGGGTCATTCTTTGCTGCTTCATTTTTTTCTTTTGCTGCAGAAACGGCCTTTCCTAAAACGGCTAAGCCTTCTTTGCTAGAATTAAATTGACTCTTACTTGGAATCACTTTGTTGCTCCATCCTTACCTTCGCCAAATTCGACTGCACGACGAACTACGTTTTGATGCTTAGATGTAGACGAGCTATATTTAGTGCTTGGCACGTGCCATCCAGCTTTCTCAGAATACCAAGCAATTGGTGTCTGGTACGAGTTAACTACGTACTCAGGGTTATGCTCTTTAAACTTTGCTGCTTCATCTTCTGGCAAACGACCTAGCCCTGTAGAAGAACTACCGCCTGAAAAGTTAGATGCTTTGAAAGGCTTTCTATTAAGAATGTGCTCTCCAGCATTTCTTTGATTGGCGCGGGCTGGCTTTGCCATATTAAGCTCCTGGGTTTACTTTGTTAGGAGCCTCTGAATTAATAAAATCATAATTCATATAAGGATTTAAACCTGCACGGTTTTGAACAACAATCTGGTCGCCCATACCTGGGGCTACAGTTGTGTTTGGACGACGCTTACGGTACTTACCGTCTGTTGCGCCTTCTAACATATCTGCGTTCTGTGAACGTGAGTTATTGACTGTCATGTTTACCTTTCTTAAGCCATTCTGTTAGCAACTGATTTAGCTGCTTTCTTACGGCCACATGGTTGACATAGGGTGGATGATAAAGATTGAACTGGATTTAATAGGGACCCGCAACTTCCGCATGGAACTGACCCGTTGTACACGGATAAACTTTTACCGGTTACCGGGTCAAGCACGTAGGGCATGCCTTCGCCTTGGTCGTCTAAATACGTAATTGTATTTTCCATAATCCTATTTTATACCTGTCCTAGGGTGTTTCGACTGGTGGACTCAGTAGTGTTTGGCTGCTGAGCATAATCAGTTCTTTCGTAAGTCCTGCTAGTAAGCTCAACGATATCCTCAATACTGTATTCCGTGTTCTTATACCCAAATCTAGGTGGAAACATCTCTACCTGAGGCAGGGGTGGGCGTACGTATTCTTGAATCTCTTCAGCCGTCATGTTGGCTACTTCTAAAGATTGAGTTAATAGTCTTTCTTGATTACTGGCAAATGGGCCAATATATGCTTGAGGAGGATACGCAGCTTTACCAGCCGCTATCCAAGGTCTGTTAGTAGACCATGGTCTTTCTCCATATACTCCATCAGGTGTATTTGGCATTAATTCCACCCAGGCTTTAATCTAGAAATTTGGTCAACGCGTCGTTGGTTTACTTCATATGGAGCGTTGTGTTTTGTATTTGCTTTACCATCATTTACTAAATGAGGTGCAGGTGCTAGTTTAGATACTGGTGCGTTTCTAGGTACAAGGTCTCCGCGACGAGCGGCAGCCATTTGTCTTTTAATTCCACGGTCTCTATCTAAACCAGAAGGATAATAATAATCTGATGGGTCAATGCGTTCTCCGCGATGCACTCCACGTTGGTAGGAACGTTGTCCTACACGTTGTTTCATTTTATCTAAGACGCGGTCAGAAGTTCCGTTAGCAAGGCCTCTGTCGTCACGTCGTGAACGTATAGTGCCTAGGTACCCATCTGGATACTCTGCGGAAGGTTCTCGACCCACACCCATACGTAAATAGTCGAGCTCAGAACGAGCAACAGGAACACCGCCGCCACCGTAATTAGTGTAAGTTCCATAGAGTCCCGAAGCTCCGAGACTCTGTACATTCTGATGGGTACCTGGCATACATACATAATACGCCTATCAGAACGTTAGTTAGCGGTAAACTCTTTTCCTTCGTGAACCGTCCAACCATCTAAAATGTTAATTGGCTGCAGTATAAAATGGCCATCTTCCCTAATCCAGCCAATCATAACTCCTTGTTGCCAATCTTCCCAATGCTTTACTGGACGGCCTTGCTCACTAAGGCCACTGCCATAAGAAGGGACTGCTCCGTCCACACGGCATAAACACCCTGGACTTGCTGAAACGCTTCTGATGGGACCGTCTTGGTCATGTACAGTTTTATATTGCATCTCCTGTCTGTGTGCGTGTCCAAAAATTGTAGAAATGTGAGGATTCTTGTTTACATACGCACTGGCTGTTGAACCCCCAGAGCGAACGCTGGTTCCGTGGATAGCTCGTAGACTTTTATTTAACCAATACTCTCCTGCTGGATAGGCGCCAATATACTTGACCTTTAATTCGTCTAATCTGAGTAAATAAGGAATAGACATGACAGGCCAAGAATCTGGCTTTGGCATAGCCCTTTTAATACCTTTAGATGCCATGGCGTTCATAGTAATAAACTTACTCATACGACAATCATGGTTACCTTCAATTAAAACAATTTTTGCATTTGGACAAGTTGCTCTTTGTTTAGCTAACAACTGATGTCCGTAATCTATAGCTGGTTGTACTGTGTGTGCGAACATTTCTTCTTGGGCATACTTACCCATAGTCGGTAAATCTAAAAAATCTCCTAAATGAATAATTTCATCTACACCATATTTTGCTTCTAAATACGATAATAATTGAAAGTGAACGTCAATTGCGGCCTCGTCATGAAACGGGTCTAATGTACCGTCTTCATACTTTCTGTATCCAATTTGTGGGTCTGGTACAAACATAACTAACTTGTATTGACCTTTGCTAGACTTTTTATCTTTATACACAGCTGGTTTTATAACTGTAGGTGAAGCCTGTTGAATAGGTGGCCAAAGCCAAGCTGTTTCAGGGACTTCAGTTTCTAAAAGTGTAGTTAATTTTTCTACTAGCTCACTGGACAAGTGCATCTCCCTCTAATATGAGTTACGAAAGAAGTTCTTTTAAATGGTAAATTGCTATTTTCTTCACATATGTACCTATAAGCTACGGAAAGGTTTGCATTTGGACTTTTAATCAACGAATCAAATGCTTCTTGTAATTCTTTTGGTTGAGTAATTAACCATACCTTTACAACACAGCCATTTATAGAGCCTTCTTTAGCTATATTTAATATCTTTTCAGATAACATAGGCCTCTCCCATTCATGCTTAACTACATGAGTGTCATTAGCCTAACACACTTTAACAATTATTGGCGTTACAAAACGAGAAAATGCAAATAGGACCGAGCCGTTAGGCTTCGGTCCTATTTCGCTATTAAGTTGTTAGTTTGCTAAAGCGTCTGATGCACCTGACGAAAAGTTAGGGGCTTGACGGTTTAGCGCAGCAGTAAATACTCTGCCGTTAGCTTGTGTCATTCCTGCAGCAGGGTCTTTGTAAGTAGGCATTGCAGTTCTAATACCATACGCACGTGCGCCAGCTGCTTTTACATTCTTACGTGAAGGTTTTGCTTGTGCGTAGGGGTCGCCAGCTTGAGCGCCCTTCTTCTTAACAAGCTTGCCAGAAGTGCCTTCAGCAGAAGCGTTTCGTGCTCCGCGGGCAGCGCTGGTTTCCATCGTAGAAAACTTGCTCTTTGGTTCTTTCATTTTATACCTCTTCGGCCTAAGAGTTGGTAATACAACAATACGGCCTTACTCTTGAAAAATAAGGCTTAACTGACTGCATTAATTCTAAAAACGATAGCACTGATAGTGTCACCGTTACTTTCAACTGAGGCAAACCCCGGCACACAGGCTAGGTCAATACCTCTGGGAGCGGTGTAGCCTCGAGCAATAGCAATCGCTTTCACAGCTTGATTTACTGCGCCTGCGCCTACGGCTCTAATCTTACAAGTATTATTTTCGTATATAGCATGTGCAATAGCTGAGGCCACGGATTGTGGGTTACTGCCTGCTCCTACGCGTAATACTTGCTCTTCTTGTATTTCGGACATGTAGTTCCTCTGTATTCGTCTAGTAGTACTCCCGTGAGAAATAATATACGGCAATTTAACTACTAATTAGGGGTGTAACCTGGACTATCTACTAGGGTGGGCGCGGTGGCTAAAGACCCGCATAGGGCACACTCCATGTCTAAAAAGTACATAGAAATCTCGTAGTCTTCAAACATAGCTTTTACGTTCCACAGGGTTGACCCACAAACACAGACATGGGTCGGGGTTCCACGCATATCCATGGCTGCCTCGTAATCAGGCTTTAAAGAGCTAATGGGAATAGGCTGGTCCATAATGCTTAAAGCTTAAGGCTTTTCTCTATATTTAGGGTCCTGTATGTTGTTGTAAATATCTTTTTCATAAGAAAGGCCGTGCCTTCCAGCAGCTAAATGAGCGAGCGCGTAAGAGTCAGCAGCGTTGTCGTCAGTAAACTCTACACCCCATTTTTTATACACGTGAAGCAGTATTTGATTTTTCTGAATGCCGTTGCCCTTGCCAGTAACATATTTTTTAAGAACTGTCGGTGGGATTATGTAGGGATACTTGCCGTGAAAATTGTCAAGACCCATAAAACAAGTTAACTTAACTAAACCGCCAAGTTCTCCTGCCATGTTTGCCATTTGAGAGCCGTAAGCGTATCCCTCCATAGCAACTACTACTTCCTCAGCATCTTTAGATAAAGTTTTTAAAGTGTTCTCTAATGAACTACCAATCCAGTACAGCCTATCAACGTGAGAGCCAGGAGCCTTGCTGACTGTAGTCATCCAATCACCTGTATCTATGTCCATAGCAGTAAACGCAAAACCTGAATAAGACTGGTCAATACCTATGGCTAATTTTTTAGCCTCTTTTGTAAGCCCACCATCAAAAAATTTAATGGGTGAGGTCATGTTGTAAATTTCTTTGCTCGGGTCTTAAAGTTATCGTTAGAAGTTCGTCTTGTTAGCTCTCGGCTACATACTGAGCTTCCTCTATCGTAGTTGTTAGCCATAGTTTCAATAAGTTTTCTATACGCAAACTTTTGCATATGTTCTTCTTTTAACTGAACTACATCCTCATCTGAAGCAACCTGAGGACGTACAGTAGTCAATTTAGAAGTGGCGGTCGATAACGTTAGAAAAGTAGTAGCCTCTGCTAACTCTATTCGTCGTTCTAGCTCTTTCTCATCAATAATTGCACAAGAAAGTTGAGTGTTAATAAAGTCTGAATACGCAACAAATTTGGTATACAGCTCCATTAAATCTTCGTCACCTAATTCAGTTATATTGCTAGGTATAGTTGGCCTACTTAAATCAACCTCTAGGTCAACTATAAACCCTTGTTCTTTGAGTGTAGTTAAGGCGTTACTACTAACGGAATCTGCAATCAAACTACTTTTGCTCATCTTTATACCCCTTACATCCTTGACACAGCATCCTACCACCGTTGTTACAATCTGGAGGAGTTTTGGTTTTTACTGCTTCTACAATCATTTTAGCGGCGTCTAGTACGTGGTTAATTCCCCAAGAATCTTTTCTTATAACAAACTCTTTTACTTCTTGGTTAACTTTTGATTCATAAATGATTACCGCTTCTTGAGGAGTAACCTCGTGGTCAGATAACTCTAATAACTTTAAATACAATTGAACTTGAGAAATGTGAGATTCAAATGGTGTTTCAATAGCTTTCCAAGCAGCAGCAAAATCAGAATCTGCTTTTACAAGCCCTGGTGAGTAGTACCTCATACTTCCAATACCAATAGACTTTACTTCCAATAGAAGTGGTTCACCAAAACCAACAAGCCATCCATCTGCGTGTCCTGTAATCATTAACTCTTCGTTATCTAAAGGGACTTCTCTGTATTTCTTAGGGCCTTCATGGTCAGCAGCAAACCCCCAATACGTTAACCCCGTATCTTTCATTTCCCAAAGACCGTACAAAGTTCCCATGTCTTTAAACACGTCTTGCCAAACTTCGTGGATACGATGACCTTCAGCAAAAATCATATGTTGATTTAAAGTTATAGGTCTTGGTGCAGGCTCATGTCCAAGTAAATGAAAGTAAGAAGCTCTGTGACACCAAGTAGGGCTGACCATAGCGGACGGGTGCAACAAATCACTTCTTCTACTTGCATCACGAGGTGTAGAAAGAACATGTCTTTCTACTTTTCCTAACACCCTGCTGTTTGCTTTACCTGCTTTTAAAAACTTATCCAAAGCAGTACTTTTTTCTGTTCTTAGAATCATCTCTCCTCCTAGAGGATGAACTTACCACAGACTACTTCTTTGTGCTATCTGCAATAACCCATTCTTTAAGCGTCATTCCCTTTTTTTCTATTTTTCTTTTTAACGCGTTACGCTCACGATGACTAAGTCCTCCCCAGATACCATGGGGTTCGTCAACTCTATCTGCCTCAAGTAAACATTGAATTCGTACTGGGCATGGCGGTCTACCATCTTTGCCAAAACACACAGCTTTTGACCTGTCTGCTATTTCTTTATATAAATCTTTATCACGAGGGGGATACCAAAGTTCAGTATCCATACCACGGCACTTGGCGCTATGACGCCAATCGTCTTGGGGTTCTGCAGGCAAGAAGTATGCTCCTTATATAGGGCTACTCCTCTTCCGTGTGTTCTCGCTCCAAGTCTATCATGTTTAGCAGCGTATCTCGAATCTGCAGGAAGTCATCCTCTAGTAGTACTACGTAGTTCTCTTTGTTTAAACTGAAACCTAGTACAGGCGTTCTGCTGTCTAATATAGCTTCTGTAATAATCTTTTCAAGAACATCGGCTTTCATTGTGAAAGACTGTTTACCAGTCCATTTATGCTCTATTAAAAGGTCTTTAGACCTAACGTCGCCTTTACGTTGCCAAAAGGCCCCAGAGCCAGCATTTCTGCCACCTCCAACTTTTTTAGCTAATCTCTTTTCATGCTTTAGAGATTGTTTTTGACCCTCACTCTTCATCAAGTTCAACAGTCGGGTCAGCACCTAAAGTGCCTTTGTTTTTAACAACGTCCAAAACTTCTCTTTCTAGCTCTTCTTTTAAATCTATTTCTTCTCTTAAAGAGGCTAACAAAGCGTCTGCACCTTGCCATTGACGACCAGCGTATCTGTAGTACGCCCCAGCTCTTTTAATGATTTTGTATAAATAACCAATAGCCACAATTTCTTTGGCAAAATCATAATTACCTTTAGGAACTGCGCCACCATCAGCAAAATAGAAATCTACAAAAGCTGATTGAGATGGTGGAGCAGACTTGTTCTTTTTTGTTTGAAATTTAATAGTCTGACCAATACGACGCTTTTCTTGACCAGTTCCCACTTCAACCCAGTCATCTCGTTTAACTTCTACACGTGTAAAGAAAAAGTAGTTCTTAGCCTCTCCTCCAGGAGTAGTGCGAGGGTCTCCGTAAGTAACACCTATCTTCATACGGTATTGATTAATAATTAACCCAACAAAAGGGCGCTCTTCTTTAATAAGACTGCGACTACCAGCTTTTTCCATTTTTCTAAAAAACTTAGCCATTAACGACGCAGCACGGCCAACAGTAAACTCTTCAAGTTCTTTTTCGTCTTCAGCAGCCGGAACCAAAGCCGCCAAAGAATCAATAACCACACAATCTATCTCCTTTGTTTCTACTAAATCTAAAACAGCAGTTAAAGCAACTTCCATTACGTTAGTTGTTAAAACATGAACTCTAGACAGGTCTACTCCGCACATCTCTGCGTATTCAGGAACCCATTGTTCTGCTGCTACCCACACAGCAGTAAAACTAGGGTATTTCTTTTGATTAGCGGCAATAGTTTTAAGAGCTAATGCTGTTTTTCCATTACTGGCTTCACCAACAATTTCATGCCATTGATTTGTAGGCCAACCGCCACCTAAGATTACATCTAAAGCAAGTGAACCTGAAGTAATTCGTGTACTAGGAATTACGTCAGACGCAACTACAATTGTGCCTTCTCCGTATTTTTTATTAATTAACGCCAATACTTTATTAAAACTCATTATTCAATCTTCCCAATGATAGTTGTTGGGTTAAAGTTATTTGATGTGTCTATTTGTTTAGTTGGTTCAGCAGCACCGTTGCTAGGCAGCCGAACACCTGGAGTTCCAGTTCCTGATTGTTGTATTGGGTAACCGCACTCATAACATCTTGCTCTTGTATCAGGGCTTGATTTTCCGTAGTTTCCACTCCCACAATGTGGACATCTTGAACTGGTCATCGCGCTTTCTGGCAGACGATTTCCAGATGGGGTATGCGTTTGTGGAGCGGGTTGTACAACAGGAGGAGTGTTTTGAGGTATATACGGTGTACTTTGAGGAGTCGTAGTATTCGTTCCTAATTTTTTTGACCACCAATCGCTCATTTGTTATCCATTTCATCTATGTCTGTAAATGTACCAGATATGTCAATTAAACCCAACTCAGCAGCTGCTGCGTAACTAGATATTAGCGCAGCAAACCCAATATTTTGATAGAACTGTGTTGTTTCAACAAGTCCAGTATCTACCTCGTCTTCTGGCATACCGTGTTTTATCATGTCAGACTTTTGAACTTCAGCAATAGCTTTTGCGTTTAACTCTGCCATAACGCTTAAAAAAGGAAGTATAGGAATAACAAAACCCATCCTGTTAACGCTATCTTCTTCTTCTTTTTCTTTACCTTCACTACTAATTGGGTTTAAATTAAATACTTTACCCCCAAATTTATTTGGCTCTTCAATACCCATATCATATATGTACCATCTAGCTAATGTAGATAAAGGAACTGAATCTCTAGTTACTACCCAGTCAGGCTCTTTGTTTTCGGAAAACCTGTTAAAAAATGGAAACTTCATTTAGCATCTCCCCATCTTTTAGCTACAGTAATATCAGCAATCAATGGAACTTTTAACACATGAATACCCTCCATTGCCTCTCTTAGTTTAGAAACTGTTTCGTCTACTAAGTTATCTGGAGTTGTTACAACCAGTTCGTCGTGGACGGTAAGCGTAATCTTAGCCTGTTTTGGTAACATTGTATGAGCCCGCACCATAGCTATTTTAATAATATCTGCGGCGCTTCCTTGTATTCTAGTATTAAAAGCTTGACGTTCTGCTCCAGCTCTAACGCCTGGGTCCTTAGAAAATATCTCTGGCAAATACCTACGTCGACCGGTTATGGTGGTCACATAAGGAGGCCTGCCTTGTCTAGTAGCCCCTAAAACTTTAGACCTGTAACTTGCTACAGTCTTAAATCTCTCAGAAAACTTATTAAGCAAGTCGCGTGCTGCTGCTACAGAACAACCTATAGACTTAGCAATCTTGTCAGGACCTACTCCATAAGCCATAGAAAGAACTAGGACTTTACCTGCTTTTCTGTCCACTCCCATGGTGTCGCCAACTGTTGTATAGATGTCTCCACCTTCTAGATAGTTCTTCATCATAATTGGGTCTTCACTAAACGAAGCAATTACTCTAGGTTCAATCTGAGAATAATCGGCTACTACTAAGGAGTGACCTTCTGGAGCAACAAACAGGTTTCTAATAGCTTTTCCATTTGGTGTGTGAGGGGCTGGAACGTTTTGTAAATTTGGGTTTCTACTAGAAAAACGGCCTGTCTCTGCTCCGTGTTGGATAAAATCACAATGAAGTTTTCCGTTTATTAAAAGACTATCTTTATGTTCTATCTTAGATTTTCCTGAAACCGTACGAACTACATCGCCACCTAAGTATGGAGTTACATACGTAGTCAAAAGCTTGTTTAAATCAGAGTACTCAAGTAACGCGGTTACTAATGCGTCTTTGTCTCTGTATGGTTCTAAAGCCTCAGCAGATACCGAATAATGCTCTATTAATAGCTCTTTGCCTGCTTTAGCTGCATCTTCTCCCTTTGGAGTTAAAATTTTAGGTTTTAGACCTCGACCACCTTCGTCCTTAGGTCCATACAAAATGTGTTGTTTTTCTTGATTAGAGTTAATATTAAATTCACGAGATGCGGCTTTCCAGATAGAAGCCTTAGTCTTGTCTAAATCTGACTCTAAAGATGCGTGTAAAGAAGACAAAGCTTCTACGTCAATTACAGCACCTGTAAGTTTCATATCACAAAGAACTCTAAGAACGTCCATCTCTAAAGAAAACACCTTAGTTAAATCAGCAGCCTCTAGTCGTGGTTGTAGCGTTTTCCAAAGTAAAAATGTGTACTTAGCGTCTAAATAGGCATACTTAGCAACTTCTTCAAAAGAGTACTTTTCTACCTCTTTTCCTACACCTTTGACCATCTCATAGTTGAACTCACGCTTTAAACAATCGTCCAATCCGCATTTATTTTTATTACGGTTGTCTACAATAAAAGAAGCAACCATCGTATCAAAGTAAGCTGGTTCTGGTACTCGACCTTTGTAATACTTAGCAATAGAAGTTAAATCAAAAATTAAATTGTGACCTATAGTCAATTTACTATCGTCAAACAACAAGGGCTCTAAAGCAGAAAACACTTCGTTAGGAAACAGTTGGTCTGGCGCTGGTCCAAATATTTTAGTGGCCTTCTTACTATCTCTTGAATAGTCGCTAAGCCGTAGCGCCAAACCCTCCTGTTTTCTAATCTCTCCTTGTCCCGTGAGAGGAAATACTTCTTCTATAAACTCTCCGTTTGGATGTCCCATAGGAATTACATCACAACGACCATGCGTTGCAAAAGTAATCCAAAGAACTTCGTTTACTGGAGTTAGACCTCTTTGTGGTCCCACAGTTTCCACGTCAAAAGCAAAAGCGTCTTGAGTTAGATAGTGACTAACCATTTCTGATAAAGCTTCTGTAGTGGTAATAATGTTCATATTGTGGGTTCCTTTTTTAATAGCAGGATAGGGCACGTCCTACCCTGCTATTAAGTGTTAAAGTGATTTAGTTTTTAGATAAGTGAATTAGCAATTTCGTCCAACTCTTCCCAAGTTGGTTTACGAATTGCATCAGCGGTGTATGGTTGTGTGTTTTCAACAACCGCAGCAGCAGTCTCTGGATTAATTTTCCAGTCTTCTTCCAAGTCACGCTCTTTAATAGGGGTGATGGTGTAAACAGTTGCAGCCATCTTTCCTGTGCGAGAAATCGCCCAGTAACCCTTTGTAAGAGGTCCTTGAGGTGAGAAGTGAGCAGCATGTAGAGCCTGATACAAACGAGAACCTGCAATTAACATTTGACGCTGAGGTCCTTCTTCAGCACTAAAGTTAACAACAGAAAATGCTCTCTTGTTTTCTGGCTTACTCCCAAGCTTTACACACAATGGGTCGTTTGCTCCAAGAGAAACGTATGAACGCTTTCCTGAAGTCTTTTGATTAAGGAAGTGTTGCTTATAGATAGCAAACGGACCTTCTTGGTCCAAGAATTTGAAAACTTGAAATTCGTTTTCAATTAAACGGGTCTCTACAGGAAAATCTCCCATAGCAGTAGTTAGTTTTTCAGCAGCATCCCATCCTGATAAAACAACATCATCAGAAGCGGACTTGGTAGTTGATTGAGCAGGACGCTCATCGATTGATTCTTCGGCCACATACGCATTGGCATCTGGGGCAGTTTGTTGAATAGCCATTTGGCATTTCTCCTTAGTTAGTTTCGGTTGTGCGGATTTCATTCCACACCTCGGTTATCTTGTCTGCAAGATTCCGGTGCGTAGATAATTCTACTCTATCCGCGTGTAGCAGTCCAGCCGAGGCAAATATTTTTACCACGGCATCCACCATCGCTTTACTGTATAGCCTTCTACCAACGTAGGTTTTTCCATTTTTACCCACAGTATCTGGCATTCGGTAAGGTGATTGTGGAAACTTACCTTGTTCCATCCATTTACGCAAGGTTTTAGGTGAGCGGTTTATGGCTTTAGCTAAAGACCCTAATGTATATAGTTTTACTTTTTGTCCGTTTATGAACTTTTCAAAGTACTCGTCTTCCCAAGGCACAACTTCTACCGTAGGTTTTTCTGGGACGGGTTTACGACGTTTGCGTTTGCTTCCAGGATAAAAAGCGTCTAATTCGCTAAAAGTCTCTTCAATAAAGTCATTAGGCAATTTACTTCTCCAAAATTAAAGCCCAAGTAACCTTCTCTGGAAACATTGAATCAATGTCAGAGTCGGTCAATAGTCCTTCATAGTATGCAGCCATAATTGCGTCTTCATCTAGAACCTCTACAGTTTTAACGCAACGTTCTTTTAGAGATTTAGTTGTTAGAACAGTATCTGCCGTTTCTTCATTAAAAACTTTAGAAGCACGACGTTGTTTAACAATAGACTTAGTTCCTGTTGTTTCTTCATTAATTGGAAAAACAATATGGCCTTTGTCTGTAGGCTCTCCGTAGTTTTCTGCAACAGCAAAGATACGACCTTTAATGTCGTCTTTTCTTTTGTTTAGGGAGTCTATTTGGTCTTTAAGAGCTACGTACTGACGTACTTCACCTTTTACGATTTCTAACTGCTCATCAAGTAGAGCATCTACACTATTGTCTGGCATTTGTACCTCCTATTAGGTTGGTACAAACTTAATCAGGTAGTTACTCCTTGTCAACCCCAGATACGTAATTATTCAAAGCTTCAATAATGACGCTGGTGACTGTGACCTCTTCTAGGGCAGCCTTCTTCTGGACAGCTGTCCACAGCTCGTCAGATACGCGGATAGTACGCGTTGGAGTTTTAGGTGCATTTGGCATTAAACTATTTTAACAGGTATAAAACCCTATTTTCCGCCCCAACCGCTGCCTTTAAATATTAAACCAGGAGCTGAGTATATTTTAGACATTAAAGTGTGACATCTAGGGCATCTCATTTGAGCGTCCTCGTGAATGGAGTACTCCCCAGTGCCGTAGGCTTCACAGGACTCACAACGAAATTCGTAGGTTGGCATGGGAGTACTCTACACGGAACTATCTAATAAAAACTTTTTAAGACTACTAATGGTCAAGTCAACCCCGCCTTTGTCGTTTATGCCCGTTCCATCTAAAACAGCCGAGGCCACAGCGTTTTTTTGCTGTAGGGCTTCATACTGTCTCATCTCTATAGAACCGCTCACAAGGATGTCTTGTATGACGATTGTGGACCATTCTGAAGACGCTCTGTTGATTCGTCCGTTCCTTTGAGTAGCCAAGCCAGAAGACCAGGGAAGGTCGTAGTTGATAAGAAGATTAGCAGATGGTAGGTCAACGCCATAGCCCCCAGCATCAGAGCTAACGAGAACCCTAACATTAGGAGAAGTATTAAATTCAACTTTGTGTTCCTCTTTAGTTTTAGAATCTATCTGTCCAGAGTAGACCCTGCATATATCGGAACCAAGCCTATCAATAATCTTGTCAAGCATCTCTACGTAAGTACAAAAAATGACAAGTTTGTTAGATTCATCTTGTTCTAGGAAATCTTTAGAGTAAGCAATTAACATGTCTAATTTAGTCTCAGGCATTGATTCTAAAAGGCCTTCGTCATCAAGTTGAGCTGCGTAAGCAGACCCTTCCCCTTTAGCTAACCTGAACTTATCAGCACTTGATTTAATTA